CATACAATAGTATCTTGTGTGATACATTGCAAGGGGGTATTTGCAAAAAAAGTTAAGTATAACTAAGGTCGCAAAATATAGAGGTTACTATTTTGACAGGCACAAGATGTACGAAATTGAGTTGGAAGTATCAGGACAACCGATTGGCAAGGGCAGGCCACGGTTCACCAAAGTAGGTCACACTTACACTCCGCAGAAGACCAAAGAGTATGAGCGGCGTATTCATGCGGCTGCATGGGCAGAGATGGCAAAGCACAACATTGACCAGACACTGAGGCCAGTGGCGGTTGAAATCATTGCGTTTATGGACATCCCTCAGTCATGGTCTAAGAAAAAGCGACTAGAGGCAGAGTATGGTGCGATAAGCCCTATGACTAAGCCAGACCTAGACAACATTGCTAAGATCGCTCTGGATGGCCTCTCAGGCACTATCTTTGCTGATGACAAGCAGGTGATTAGCATGAAGGTCAAAAAGACGTACTGTCATCCTGACCGTGGGCCAGTGCTTTACATATCAGTGTCTTGGACTGATGAGGGCGCATAGGGCGCATAAGACCAATCGGGGCCGTATTTCTCACGCCATGCGCGTTTATCTTTGTGAATAGCCTGCTTGCTATCGTCAAAGTTTCCCTGATGGTGTCCATCGCATAGAGGAATGGCCCAATCATCTCCGCGTTTATACACGCCATAGCGGTCATGGATTGGGTGATGCGCTGTTGTAGGTGATAGCTGCACCTCATGGTGGGCTTGGCATACTGCACACGGCAGTTCCCGCACTTTGTCCAGTATCTTCTTGCTACGCAGCGGTTTATCTTTTTTCAGGCCAAGAGGTGGGCGTTTAGCTAAGTTCGTCATACTTACCTGCCAAAACTTCTGACAGGCGCCCTTGGTTTATGTTTAGCTTCTCTGCAACATCGCGGGTATGCATTTGGGGATTATGTTTGCACATTGATTTAATTTGGTCGCGCAAAAAAGCGGTCATGCGGTTAGATGCTCTCTTGCCCTTGATTGGTTTATGCCTGTCACGGTACATATGACGCAGTGCAGCTTTGACAGACGCGCGAATGTGCATCAGGTCTGTTTCAAAACCTTCTAAGTCTTTCATTAGCTGTTCTAGTATTTTTCTGGCGTGTGGTATGTTGCTCATTTTTTAAACCTCATTTCTTGATAAACTCTCCATAGGCTTTCTATTGGTTGCAGTCTTATTTGCTCCATTGTCATGCAAGGGCCATGACCAAGGTCATCTTCTTTTGCTTCTATGTGGAACTGTTTTCTAGGTATGTAGCCAACAAGAGACATGACATTATCTTTCTCAGTGGCTGTCACCAATATGGAGCAACTAGCTTTAAATGAGGCCAATGACTTAAATAACAATTTACCGTGTTCGTGAAATGTACTTTTAACATCTATACTTATATCCCCTAAAAACATATCCGCGCCATCATCTACGCCCAATTGAAATACGTTGTAATTGCAGCTAAACACCTTTGCTACCGCAAGCTCTGCCTTGATGCCTAAGTAGTCAACATCACTGTCATTTCTTCCTTGGTCTTTCCTTTGATTTCCTACACCACTTGCTCTCGCTAATTGCCACCGCAGAGTAGATGCCTGCTTGCACTGCAACATTTCTTCTAAAGACAAACTAACTTTCAAGGGGGTCATAACCTATTCCTTCTGCCAGCTTTGTCATCGCCATCTCAAAGTATTTAAAAAACTCTGCTTGGTTCATTTTATCAAAGCTGATGCTGTCAGGTATGTTTACCAGTTCACCGTTGAGCGCAGACAACTTGATCCGCACATATCCACACGCAATCTTTAGTTCTTCGTGTAGGTGATGCTCTGTAGGCCATTTGCCTGTATCCCTAGCCACCCTACGCAGCGTAGACCAATACAGGTTGTGATGCGGGTTAGATCGCTTGCCTGTTTGTGACAGGTTGAATAGCGTCCCATCTGGCAGGTCTTCTATGCGCTCTGCGTCATATTGAGAAACAGGTACTAAGTACCCATTCCTCAGTTCCATCTGCAACTTAGTCATCAGAAGGGTATCTCATCGTCCATTGGTTGTTCATTTAGCGTCTGACCCTCTGCCATACGCTGCGGCTCATGCTCAGTATGCATTACCTGCTGGCGCTGTTGACCACCGCCAATCAGCTTAACGTCATTAGCGCGAATACTTAGGTAGGTTTTACCGTTATACTCGCGGGTCTTCAGATCACCTGATACGCCTACTTGTTTTCCTTTCGTAACGTACTGGGCAATTCCTGTTCGGTTATAGTCAACGTCAAAGAAGATCGTGCCTTTATTTGCTCCATAGCCATCATCAACTGCGACTGAAAACTTGAGAAATCCCCCTCTCTCGTTCTCTTGAATTTGACTGTCTTTGGTGACACGCCCGATAATAGTGCATACTTTCATACCATTAGCTCCGTTTTACGTTTATCATGTGCTTCTACAAGCTGTTCAAATTGTGGCTCTGACAAGTCAGGGCTGTTGATTAGTTTCTTATAGCGGCTCTCATTGTCAGCAAACCGCTTTGCATCGCAGTTCTCATAGAACGTCAATGCAGCATCTATACGCGCTGCAAGATCAAGTTCCATTGATGGCTTTGGTGCAGCGTCAGATGCTTTGATTGCTTGCTCTTTACGCTTTACACCTTCCATCTCGTTAGCTGATGCATACTGACCACCATGCATACCCATAGACGCAAGTGCGCGTCCGATAGCCGATGTCTCGCATACCTCTACAGCAGATGTCTTTGTAATGTGTGATGATCCACGAATTTCTTCTGCCAATCCTGATCCAACAACAAAACCGTCTTTATCCTTGACTGTGGCTTTAACCACTACTGTCTGACCGTCATTGTGAATAATATCGGTATCAATACCATACTCACCGCCAAACACAGTGCGGAACGCTTCTACGCGCTTTGCTACCTCTGTGTACTGCTTGCCGCCGCGCTGCATGACCCCATGTGACTTGTTGAGGTCTGCAACGAAATCCATTGCTGTCTGAAACTTATTAGGCATTAATCGCTTCCTTCTTTTTGTCATGCGCTACGTTTGCTGCGCGGATACCATTATCTATTGCGTCATAGACTTTGCTCATAGTTATGCTGTCAATCTTATCACCAGCCGCAATTAGTGCAGCTATGATGTGGCTCTTAATATCTGCGGGTACAGGATGTTTATGCATTGTTTACCTCATTTTACTGTTTGTCTCTTGCATATATATCATGTGTAGCCTATATACAACCCCAAGAGTGCAAAAAAGGAGAACGCATGAATAGCAAGATGATGTATAACTTGGAGCATATCCAACGGCTAATGAAGGATCGTCAACCCTCTAAGGTATGTGAAGCAACAGGTTTATCGCGGCATACTTACTACCGTGTTCGGGATGGCGTAGGCAATGTCACCTACGATACGGTAAAAGTCTTGTCTGATTATTTTATGGATGTAGAATAGGAAAAGACCCGCGCCTACCAAAGCAACGGGCCTTCAACCGATAACAAGTGAAAGGAGTATCTTTCGTGTCCCACTATATGACAGCATTAGCAATGAAGCAACAGGGTTTGAAGCCTGCAACAAAGATTGTGTTGTATTGGCTTGCAGATCATCACAATGGCGAAACAGGTCTGTGCTTTCCAAGCCTGAACAGATTGGCGTTATTAACAGAGATGGATAAATCTACAGTAGTCCGTCACATAGATACCTTGGCTACTCTTGGCCTCGTAGAGCGTGTTCGTAGCAACAGAGAAGACGGTGGATACAGCAGTACACACTATGTACTAAAAATTGGTACACCCTTGTCGCAAAATACAACAAGCCCTTGTAGTAAAAACGCACCCACCCTTGTTGCAAAATGCAACACTAACCTTGGAAGTAATAACCTTGGAAATAATAACCATACATCATCAAAGGATGATGAGGTGAATTATTACTTTGATCAATTATGGGAAATGTACCCACGCAAGGTAGGGAAAGGGCAGGCTAGAAAAGCATATGTAACAGCTTCTAAGAAGATAGACTTCTTTGATCTATTGCCTAAACTGGAAGCATACGTTGCAACACTAGACGGTAAAGACAAACAATACATGCCTCACCTAGCTACTTGGCTAAATGGTGAGCGCTGGGCAGATGAGGTATAATGCTATGAAAGATAAGTATGAAAATCTAAGAAAATTACAAAATCAAAGATACATGATTGATCAAGCGGGTAATAAATATGATGGAAAGCATTATTGGCTTGTAAATTATACCCGCTCTATAAAGGGTCGTTACCCTTATGATTTGCATGACAGTGTGATGACTTTTCCTACGAAAGAGTTGTGTGTAGATTGGTTATTAGAACAGATAAGCGGTGGTGATGAGATAGTTTGGTTTCAGATTATAGAAGCCAAGCAGTCAATTCAAAAGTTTGTTAATGTAGATCACAGAAGCAAAGAAATAAGAAACGATATGCGTAAGATGTATGATTACGACAAAGATCGGGCGATGATAAATCTTACAAAAGAAATAGATGACTATATTGATGATGATATAATCCATGAGTTATGGTTAAATCAGGGAATGCGTTTAGGGCCAAACGGGGAGATGATCTATGAACTATGATATGAGAATGCAGCTAATCCGTAATGAGCTAATGAACATTCTTGGCACTTACGCTATTCCAAAGCACCTAGAAGATGAGAAACGTGCGCAGGCAGAGGTAGAGGGTATCTGTCGCTTGATTAACCAGAAGTTCCCTAATGACACGGCAGAGGATCACATTCGTGGCACAATGGATCGTGCAATGCTGAAACTAAAAGAGGCACACAAGTCTCGCTCTTGGCCTACATCAGCAGAAATCAGCGCGGCAGTTTCCAAGTCTATGTCATCTGCATCCACACGCTCAGTAAGCAGCGGCCCGTGGAAGCCAGACACATTACAGATAAACGCAAAGCGTATCATTGCAGGTGAGCCAGTAGGTGAGATGTATATACGCGGTAAGTTGGCAGACAAGATGGTAGAAATGGGACTGATCTCAGAGGCACACTTACAGCCGTATTTAGAATACTTGTCAGCTAACAGCATACCTGATAGGGTTGAGATGCCTATTATCTCATAGGTTTGCCTCACTTAAACTGCCCCCTCGCGTGATCGCTCCGCAGGGGGTATTTTTTTGCCTAGAATTGTGTTAACTTCTCAGCAAGAGCCAACCTCTCTCCCTCCCTGTTGGTTTCGTGTAGCTCCATACACTGGCTCTCCTCACTGGCCCTCTGAGCGCGGTCACGTTCAGGGGGTCTTTCATTTCACACACAAATGCACTAATATACACAACATATAGACGCACCCACTATGGACGGTACTATGAGTACGAAACAAGAACAAACAAGCAGAGTGCTTACTGGCGGTTCTCGCAAGGGAAAGCCAAACAAAGT